GATTCCACAAGCCGCGCCGGCCTGCCCTTGATTGTCAGGAAGATCGGTGAATGCGTCTTGGTGAAGTCCTCGGGCTCGTTGCTCAAGTCCTCAACCTTGCGCGGGTTCATCGGGGCGCCGCAGCGGTGGCAGTAATGGTTGATCTGATCGGCGTAGAATTCGATATCCTGATCCCACCAGCCCGGCACGACCGGCAATCCCAGATGATCGAACTTCTCAAGGTCCGCAAACTCGGCCATTGTCGCGGCGAACTCACAAAAGAATCCGCGTAGCTCGCCATTGATGACCGTGATTTCGGCAGACCATGTTTGATTGACCCAGCACTTGCCGATGAGCTTCCACCGCTCGGCCTCGTCAGGGATCAGGTCGGACATTGCTGTCCACCACGAGCCATGGATTGACTTGCGCGCCTGCCCGAACGGATTGGCCTCGGGCCAGTCGCGGCGGATTTCATCGTAGGCTGCCTGGTTGCGGTGAACATTTATGTTTGAATGCGGGCCGTGGAAGGTTTCCCGGCAGAGCGGGCCGTGACCGAAGAGGCGATTCGACCAAAGGCCGCGCTGGGTTTTGTCGGGGAATTCCTCGCGGAAGATGGCGCAGATTTCCGGGAACCATTTATTCAACGTCGGGTTGCCGCCGAACAGTCCGACCACGCCCTGATATCCCTTGAGAGATTGGCAGGCTTTGCGGAATTGATCCGGAGTCATCATCCATTGGCGGTGCAGTTTCTTCGCCAAGCCGACGGCGGAGGTGCAGGCGCGGCAGTCCAAGTCACAGACGTTCGTGATCTTGATCTGGAGCACGACGCCCCGGTGGTGGCCGTCCCAGCGTTGCGCGGCGGGGGTTTTCATGGTAGCGGGAATATTTGACATATGTACGAAAGCTATTTACAGTAGATTTTATGAGGCCATATACCCTGCATCTACCTGAGCAAATGATCGACGCAGTTACCGAGTTGGCTGAGCTTAGTGATCAATCCGCGTCGAAGCTGATCAGGGAAGCGATTGAAGAATATTTGACAAAGAGAAACATTGCCGAGGCCGTCAAAAGATCAGACATCAAAAAACTCAAACAAAACAAGGTCTTACGAGAGGAATTTGATGGCAGGCCGAAATCCCATTTTCTTTGGGCTGGTTTCAGAGATTGGCTGATCCTTAATCGCTTTTCACCCGAAAGGATCGGTTATGCATCGGAGGATCAGCTAGCCGGTCTTTTGCGCGTCTTCAATCCATATTGGAACGCAGGTCTGAGTATGGCAGGTCAGGTAAAGGAAATAACATGATCCACAGCCCGCTCTATCGCCTGAACTTCAAAACGATCCATTGGGATGTCACCCGCAAGATCGTCTACGCCCGCGCCCGTGGCCGCTGTGAAAAGTGCAGCGACCTCGCGCCGCTTCAAATCCATCATCGTCACTACCGCACGCTCGGGCAGGAGTCGCCCCCATGATGTACTCGCGCTCTGTAAAACGTGTCACCCGATCGCCGACGCAGAGCGACGGGCACAGTGCCAGAAGCCCACCATCAGGCCGTTTGGATGGAATTGGAGGGAAGCACCGCTTTTTCGTTCCGCTGGGTAGCCCGCTCATCGGCTTTCCACTCGACAAAATCCCGATCATTCGGCCACTTGCGCAGCCCTGCCTCACGCAGCCACGACCGCCCGATGTCCTTAACGACCGCGCCAACGCGCGGCCACTGATAGCCGAGATAGCCGACATGGACACCGCCGTAGATGTTCACGTTGTCCTTCGTTCGCAACTGCATTTCCGGGTTGAAGTCGTAGCGCAGCTTCTGGCCGATTTCCGCCGCGTGCTGCCGTCGCCAGAGGCCCGGCCCGAGGCAAAGGTAATCCATCGCGTAGGGGTAGCCGCGCAGATTCACGACCGATAGACCGGGAATCTCGGTCAGGAATCCCATCAGCTCGCCGATGGAAATTTCTCGCTCCAGCGTCCAATCGTCTTCAAGGTGGAAGAAAAACTCTCCGCGCGGCTGAGCAAAGCACCACTTCACCGCCTTGGCGAAATTCGGCTCATCGGGTTCGTGGACTTCAACATGGCCGAAAAACTCGTGCGCGACCGCGACGCATTCCAGGCTATCGGCGTCGGCTGGCGTCGGGTCGATGTTCAGGTGCAACGTGGAGGCCGCAAACTCGACGCCCTTTAGGTTGCGGCTGAAGGTCTCATATGTGCGCCGAAGTATTTCCGGGCGGCGCATCGCGGTTGTGGTGAATTCGAGGATCATCGAAAGAATCCGCGCGCCCTTTCGAGCGCGGGGATTTGAGAGGTTAAGGGTTGAAACGGATCAGCGGCGGGCAACATAGACCGTCGTATCGGCCGTAGCCGCAGCCTCGGTCGCAGACACGCCTTCAGGCTTGGCGACAAAGCAGCCGTTGAGACTGGTGTTGCCAGAGCTGCTGGACGTGGCCTGCTGATTGCCAGCATCCCAATAGGCTTCAACGCCGATGTTCAGGGCGCCGGAGCCTTTCGGGAATTCGCGGACCTCGTTGCCGGCACTCACGTTGCCGAGCGTGTTCTGCGCGATGTCTGAATCGGCGCAGAAGCAGTTGCTATTGATGACGACCACGGCCCCGGCAGCAACCGCGCCGGCAGTCGGGTAATACTTGACGATGGTTCCGTCGCCGGAAACACGTCGGGTAGTGGGAGCAGCCATTGGAATGGCTCCTTTCGTTCAGAATTGTTGAATGGAAAACGATCAGCCGAACGGCGGATCAGCCATCGCCGAGCGAGAACTGACCGCAGCGGAAGTCGTGCAGAGCCACGCCGAAGTCGTACCAGGACCGCATCGCGATACCCAGCACATTGAAATTCGGCTCGCCCCGTTCGATCACCGGCACGCGCTGGCCGCGCAGGTATCCGACCTGCACGACGGCCATGCCGCCCGACGGGTTGCCGAGCTGATACCACGCCGTATCGACGCAGTTCGTTTCGTACAACGGGTCCAGTGGGGACTGATCGCCGAGGAACGGAGAAACGATCGGGCGATACTTCCCGGCGTGCTGGTTCAGATTCGGCGACACCGCAGCGGCGCTGGTTGAACCGAGCGCGGTCACAACCAGATTCGCACCACTGAAAAGGTTCTGCGCCGTCGCATAGAGCGCCGGCGGCACGAGCAACCGATCGGGCACGACCATGATCGGATCACCATTGGCGTCCTTCATTTCCAGGAACTGCTGCGTCGCCTTCGTCAGCGACGTAATCGACAGCGCCGAGCCCGTGCTGTTCAGGTAATTCTTGTTGCCTGAACCGAAGAACGAACTCGCATTGTTGAGCAGCGCCGAAATCACCGCCTTTTCGCGGGAAATCGCGGCCTGCCTGCCGATGATGGTGGGCATCTGTGTCAGCGCGCCCATGTCATCGTTGACGAGAATTGCGCGGGTCACGACGAGGATACAGCCCTGCGTCTTGACCTGATTCGCATAACTCTCATCCTGCAAGCTCATATTTTCGAGCGTGCCCGTGTTGCCGATTTCCTTCATGCTGCCGGCGGCGGTGAGGCGGTAACGCTTGAACTGTTTGAAGTCCGGCGTATCCGTCTCGTAGGCGATGTCGGGGACAACCGACGGCACGGAGCCGTAGGCTTCCAGCATCGCCTTGTTGAGAATGTTCTCCGTGATGCCCGAAAGGCTCATTGTGGAGAAGCCGGCGCCGTGGGCTTGGATGGTCTGCTCGTGCTGAAGGATGGCACGAATGAAATCATCCGACTTCGGATCTTGGTGGACAGACAACCCATTGCTCGATGCAACGAGCCGCATGATCTGATGAAGGCCGATTCCGCGGTACTCGCGCGAGGCGGCAATCATCTTGCCGTCGTCGGTGAGCCCTTCGAATGCGACCTTCTCAGACAATCCACCGGACTTTGCGGCAGCCGCGGCCACGATCATCGGCAGCGCTTCCGCCGTGATCTGACGCTTGCCGGCGCCGGTGTTGACCTGAAGCCCGTCGCCGCGTTGAGGTCCACGGGCGCGGAGGACTTCAAGCTCCGTCTTTTCGATCGTCCAGCCTTCCTCGACGGCCTTCGCGGCGATGTCGGGATGCTTCACGGCGATCTGGTCGATCTTGGCGATGCGCCGCATTTCGTCGGCGTGCGCCTTGCGCTGGGCCGTGAGGTCCACCGTCTGATCGTCGTCATCGTCGCCGTCCTTTGTGGCGGTCGCGGTGACTTTGCCGGCTTTGTCCTTCGCGGACTTCTGCTCGGCATCGAACTGAGCTTGGAAGTAAGTCTTCTGCTGGTCTTTGAGTTCGGCCAACACGAAGCCCTTGGCTTCAAGCCATTTTTCAAAGGTCTCCATTTGAGAGCCTTTCCCGGCCTGTGTGGCCGCAATGCGGGCGCTGGTGTTGTCATCAGCACCCAGGGCAACAAACGAAATTTCACCCAGCACCGTTTGCCGGGCGATATTGACTGGCCCATCAAATGACTTCCCGTTGGCCTGGGCCGACTTGCCCTCGGGAACAAATTCGCTCTTGGTGACGCGGGCGCCGATGCTGGCCTGCCAGGGGAACCCATCCAGCCCCGAGGCCATCACTTCGTAGGCGCAATTACCCTTGCCGCTGAACGTGCCGGCGGCGGTCAGGTTTCCATTCTCAACGTTGATCGACGTAGTATGCCCGACGATCTGTGTTTGGTCGTGGTCGCGCAGGGCGGGGCGCGAACGGTCGATGCCGGTCATGCCTTGCAGGTCCACCACGACCGGGAACTTCCAGCCGCGCAGGTTCATCGGGCCGCCGGTGTAGGCAGTCATATTGAACGTCGGAACCTTGGGCTTGCCCTCGGACGGCGCTTCAGCCGTGATAGTGATGTCTGAACTGACGAAGGCAACCGGCTTGCCGTCTTTGAAATACTCTACCTGGATCGGCGCAAGGCTGGCTTTCGCCGCGTCCTTTGTGCGCTTGGTGATTTCGTCCAGCGCATCCTGCGCGACCTTGGCGACTGCGTTATCCCCGGCCTTGGCGGCCGTGGCCGCGATCGTCTTCAGTGCCGCCGAATAGACCTCGCCGCCCTTGCCGAAGGCATAGGCGTAATGATCCTTTGAATCGGCTGCGATCGTGTCATCGTGGCCGAGGAACCATCGCCCGTACTCCGTCCAGTTCTGATCGCCGAGCAGCGCATTGGCGTCGTCGGCGCTGAAGCTCCAGGCATTGACGTTGTACTTGCCAGCGTCGATCAGGGCTTTGAGTGATTCTGATGCTCGTTTGTTGAGTTGATAGGCCATGTCTGCCTCTGCGGACGCGTCCGCTTTTTTCTTGTGTTCGGTGAAGATCGAATAGCAAATTGCCGCCGCCTGCTTTTGGTCCTTCGCCGTGCCGTCTTTGAGCACGACGGGTATGCAGCGGCCTACAAAGTCCGACTCGGACTCTTTTGGATTCGGCGTCGGCATTTTCGATTTACTTCTTGGCGGGCTTCGCGGGCTTGCCGTCGGTTGCGTCGTCTTCTTCGGGCGGCGGCGCGGCCGGCTCGCCCTTCACCGCGAAGGCGCGATCGGCCAGCCGCTTGCGGTAATCGGCCAGCGTCAGGCCGTAATTCGCTGCGGCAATCTCATCCTCTTCGTCAACATCCAGGCCCTTCTGTGCATAGGCCCGAGCGCGGCTGGTCGTGCCGGATGAAAGCTCGGTCTGTTCGGCCGTCGCGACCTTCGCCGGGTCCGCGTGATTTCCGATCGACGGCCAGAGCCAGCGATGATTGAGTGTGTCTGGCAATTCAAAGTCGAGAATCTTTTCCCCGTTCTGCTGCATATGCCAGACTTCGGTGAGGAACGCATCCAAGATGCGATTCATCTTCCGGTCGTAGCCCTGCCTGTCCTTTTGGATCGACTTGGCGAATGGCTGCGTGATGACATAGGCGCTGCTCATGTTCGCCTGGGTCGCATCCATGCTGGCGAACATCAGCGGCAGATTCAGGCAGCGGCAAATCTCGCGAAGGATCGCGTTCACGAACATGTCATAGGTCGTGGTCGGCTGCTCGGCATGTATCTGGCTGAGCTTGTAACCTTCGGGCAGGAAGGTCATTAGCCGGCGGCGCAGCTCAACCGTGCTCAGTGGCTTCGCGACGGTCGTATCCTCATCCGGCGGCAGCGTCGTTTCGGCAACTGCGGCAAAGTCGGCGGCGGTTTCGGCGGCGCCAATGACCGCAAGGGTGTACTCGCGCAGAAACGCAAACAGCGGCAACGCGGGATTCGCCTCGGGGATGCCGCGCTGTTGGAACGGGCGCACGCGCTTGAAATCATGGATGACATCCTTCGCCGGCCACGGGTCGAACTCGTAACCCATAATCACGAAGGCGCCCATCGCGCCGGGATGCTGGCGCAGGACGTGGTATTCCTTCGGACGGCCCCAGGGATCGAGCACAACGCCGTCAAAGTACTGATCGGGGTAATTCGCGGGATACAGACCGAACAATGGCGAACTGACCTGATCGGCCTCAATCTCGAAAATGTCCAGCTTGACCGGAGAATCCAGGCCGGGATTCGTCCGCAGGAGCTGGAAGCCCTCGCCGTTATAAATCCGCGCGACGCGGCTGTTGTGCAACGTGTCGGCCAGGCTGATTTCATCCGCCCAATCATTCCAGAGCGTTTCGAGAGCCTTATCCTTCGCCTTGTCGCCGGTCATCATCTGGAGGCGCGGCCCGGTCCCGATGACGTAGTTGCCGATCGTATCGGCCATGCCCATGTAGTAGCTGTTGTTGTGATACTCATAACGGTTGCGCATCCGCAACATGCGACGGACCATCCATGAGGCGGAGGCATCCACCGACATCCCATCAGCGAGCGCGAAGTGCCGGCGGTTTTCGTCAGTCGTAAACTGCGTATCGAACCGGGCGCGCACGCGCCGTTCATGCTCGTTGGGCCCGAGCATCTGCGGAGGCGGCGCCGTCGGTTTTCCGAATTGGTCCAGGATTCTGTTCATCGATCGCAAATGTCCACGTCAGAGGCGGGCGGGCAGCCGATCTTGGCGATCGCAATCCCGCGCATGGGGTTCGTCTTCACCGACTTGATGCCGCGCTGGTATTTGTCCGCAGCGATCTGATCGGGGATCGAATGTTGCTCTGCCGATCCGGTGTCGCCGCTGGCTCGCTTGATGCCCAGGGCATTGTCGAGAATGGTGTCTTCGGATTCTGCCATGTCATGCCGCCTGTTGTTGACGTTGAAGCTCGCCGAAGTCCACGCGCTTGCGCTTGCCGGGTTGCGGCGTGGAGCTTTCCTTCAAACTGATCCCGCATTCGGACGCAGCAACCAGCAGGCCGACACCGACGTCGAAAAAGTGATTGTCGCGATTCTTGTTGTTGTGCTTGAACTCCAGGACCGTGCGCCCTTTGGAGGAAACCAAATCAGCATCTTCCGCCGCGCAGTGCTCCGAGAACATCAGATGATCTTGCGGGCTGTCGCCGAACAGCGTCAGGCATCCGCGCCCGCCGATCGGGACCGCGAATCGTTGATGAAGGAAGAGCTTGAAATAGTTTGCATCGAACTGGATGCGCTTTTGCGCCACCGCCTCGCCGGTAATCGTCACGCGCCAATGATGCCCGATCCGGTCGCCGCGCTTTTTCTTGTATTCTCCGAATGGATTGGATGAGGCGCCGTAGAACAGGCCATGACTCGGGATGACGACTTCGGAATGCGGACTCTCACGGCAGAACTTATAAACCACGTCGCGCGATTCGCCCCACTGAGCATCGACCGGGCAGCGGGTGATCTTCATCACGGCGCCATCATCGCGCTTGTATTCACGGCTCAGGAGATCGGCCGTCAATGCGTCCAGGCCGCCGCGGATTGACTCCTCCATGCTCTGAGACTTCAGCAAACCGCTGAGCGTGCGCCGGATGTCATTCAACCGGAAATGATGCCGGTGCTGATCGGGGAATGTTCCGTAGTCGATGATCGTTCCGGTGTACCCATCCTCGAAAGCCGCAACGCCCCAATACAACGCCTCTTTGTGAACGTCGATGAAGGCCACGAGCTTGGAGCATTCCGCTGGGATTTCCCCGCGTGGCCTGTGGCTGATCTTTTCCATGATCTGCTCGGCCTTGAGGATATTGGAAACCGTCTCGCGCTGGCTGATCGGCTCATTCTGATACTCGGAGAAAAACGCCTCTTCGCCCAAGTCGTAACGCAGGTTCATCGCATGTTGGATCGCGCTAACCTCGTCGTCCTTTTTTCGTTCCTTCCATGCGATCACAGCCCCGAGGTCCATCGGCTCTCGATTGTTCCGATAGTAATCCGTGGCGTCTTTCCCGCCGTCGCCGCGCCTCATCCCGTCCGCGCGCTTGCGGCGGTAAATCTCCCATTCAGCTTCAGCGGTCGGGAACTTGTAAACGAGCTTGGTGCGCTCGCCGTTCCATTCGGGATGCTTCTGCGGGTTGAGGATCTGATCCGCGACATCGCCCTGCTGGATTACCGTCAACGGCATCACTCCGGAAATCTTCCGGCCCGGTCCACCGAGCCCGAGGATGGCCTTGGTGAGCACGCGCAACCGCTCCTCACATTGCGTCAGGCTTTTGGCGCTTTCATCGGTCTGCGGATCGTCGATCAATACAAGGTCGGGCCGCTCATTGGCGCCGTCGGGACGTTTGAACTTGGCGCCGCGAACGCGCCCGGTGATTCCAGCCACTCGAATAACCGCCCCGCTGCATACCGCGCCGGGAATGGTTGCCAGGACGATTTCATTAGCGCGCCATTCGAGCTGGGTCCGCTGGCCGTTGAACAACTGAGCTTTGGCCCGCAGCGAAACGCCTTCGAGCGATCGAATCGGCAGGCACATTTCCGGGAAATCTTCATTCAGGGCTTCGTTGTTCTGTAACTCCGATTTGATGCTCTGGAGGATTTCCAGGGCCGAGCTTTCCTCGGAGCCGATCACGAACGGGAATCGACGATATCCATAGGCTACGGCCCAAAGGGTTCCGACTTCCGCGAGCGAGGTTTTGCCGGAGCCGCGCGGCATGGCGACGGCGAACAACCCGCCATGCCGTACCGCTGTCTCGATCTTGGTGATGACCTTCCGATGATCTTCCGACCACGGCAGATAGAAGGTCTGAGGAAAGTACGCCTCCGCAAACAGGCGGAAATTATCAGCGCACGCGGCGCGGCGGCCTGGATTGCGCACTGGCGGAAGCGCGAAGCTACCATCCTCCTGCTGTACGCCGATCTCTCGCGCTGCGCGCGATTGATCGGCTTGGCGCTTGGTCTCACGACTCTTGCGCCGTTCGTATGCGGTCGCTTGGTTGTCGAAGGTGTCAGACATTAAATGCGGGAGATCAGCCCAAAATCTGCGGTTGCGGTCGAATCTGATTTGATGACTACCTTACCGAGTCTTCCCGATGGCCCCTTGAAGCACATCGTCGCACCCGGAGCGAGCCCGGCGAAATCAGTTGCGGCGTGAAGGTTGGCCACATTGACGAGAACGTTCCCGCTGCTTCCGCTCCGATTCGAGACATAGCAGGTCGAAGCATCCCCGCTCGTCGCCGGATCATAAACAGTCGTCGGGGAATTAGTCAGCGATATCGCGTTGTCTGCGGTTTTGGATGCCATTGGAATTCCAAGTTAAACGTCGAAGATTGTGGGTTCGATGTCCACAGTGCCACGTTCGAGCAGAAGTTTATCCGTCACGTTCCACCAAAAATATCGGTAAGAACCGGCGGTCGATAGCTTGGTCGCGTCATGTAAAAGGGTGATCTGTGTATCGTTTGTGCCGCCGATGGTAATGCCATTGCTCGGGCTTTCATATTTGAAGGAACCTGCAAGTGTGTCGTCTGTCAGTACATCCTGCTCGCCTAGGTCCGTCACGCTTGCGAACACGAGTCGCACCGTTTTGCCCGTGAACTGCAAAAGCGCCCCGTTGGAATCTCGGAATGTTTTGATGTCCGTCGGGGCGGAATGTTGGGCCAGCGGCGCGGCGTCGTTCGCAGAATATCGCGGATTCTGCGCATTGGCTTGAAGTGGAGTAACGATGATATCCCCGCCAGTAACAATAGCAGTCCCAGACCATTCAAACGTGATAGCGCTGCCGGCGATGATTGGATCGGTCAACGCAGCGATGGCGCCGATACGCTCAACCGCTATCGAATCATAAGCAATCGGGCCGCCAACAGTGCCAGGAAGACCCGGAACCACAGCGGAATACATGCCGCTCATTTCAATCTCGGAAAGCACGACCGCATAATTCGGAACATTCCCGTCAACCCAGGCGACCATGCTCGCCCCATTCCACACCGTTAAATCATCACGATTGAAGAATCGCCGATAGATTACACGTCCGGAATAATAAAAAGCGTTGACGCGGTTCACGCAGTCTCCAAAAGTGGATACTTGATCCTAGGAAGGTGCGTGCTGCTCCAGGTCTTGCGCGGTCCATTCGAGCCGTAGGGATCGGTGAAAAATGGGCTGTTGATCGCTGTGAAGCTGTTGAACGTCACGTCTGATTCACAATCCTCAGGAGCAAAAACAGGAGTGTTGCGGAATACGACGTTTCCAAACTTGTGACCGCCGTACCCCATTACCCGGCAATATGCCTGTGAAGTTCTCCCCGCCAACCTGATAGAACATTCCTCCACGGTCAGGTCAACACCGGGTACTTCGTCGGCAAGACTTACACCGCTAACGAATACGATCCCCGGATGCTGGGCTGAGTCACCCAGGGCGCCGACAATCCGAATATGGCAGCGTCGAAAGATATTCGGACCATTTGAAAGCAAAAACCCAACGCCAAATCCCGGGGTCTTAGCAACCTCTGCAATCGTGTCCTCGACAAGAAGCGTGCCCGTCTGACCACCGGCATCTATAACGGCGATACCGGAATACATGACGCAATTTCTAATTTGCTGTGGATCGGTGGCCGGGTAATTGTCACCGTTGGCGTTTGTTGCCGTCGGGCTCCCCCATGCTGTACAAGTTCCCGCAGCGAAGATCGTGCAATCTACAATCGTTCCAGACGGTCCCATGAACAGGGCAAAGTTTTCGATGCCGTCGTTGTTGGTTCCAGTCTGCGAAATGGTCAGATTCCTGACAGTCCAGTTTGTCCCGGCAATGGAAATCGCCTGTTCTGTCGTGTTCTGGGTTGTAGCTAGTGTCGTGGTCAGCAGCGACCCGCGTCCCTCGATGATTCCATTGTTGATGTCGCGGCCAATTCCGTTGGATACGCCTGAAACGTAATCCGATCCTCCATAGCCTGGGAAGTTGATCCTTCCGGTATTGGCATTGGTGTACGCTCCGACGGTGGCGTAGGGGTAGAGGAACAGCCGATCTCCCGTGACGAACCCGGCGGAGATTAACCCGGCACTGGTTTTCTTAGCCCCGGTCGTCGGGTTATCGGTATGTCCAGAGTTCGAGTCAGACCCGGTCGGAGATAGGTACCAGTTAGCCATTTCACATCACTGGTCCAGAATAATTATTGTGCTACGAGACCCGGAAACAGAGCCCTCGCCGCGCTGCGCTGAAGTCGCCCCGTCGATGGTGGACAGGTCCACGTTGTACTTCCCGCTGTTGCTCGCGCCGCTGTTGCCGCTCAAAGCGTTGTTCTGGATCGTCACGTAGTAAGTGCTCAGCAACAGAGCCGTGATCGACGCCCCGGAGAAGTCCAGACCGTATCCTGTGTTGCCCGTGATAATGTTGTTCTCGATCTGCATCCCGGTGAGGATAGCGGTCTGTGCGCTCGTGCTTGTGATCTGCACCCCATCCCCGCCGTTGCTGGTGATCGTGTTGCTGACGATTCTCGGCGCACGGGTAAATGTCGTTGCCGTTCCGGTTCCAATCATCGTCACGCCGTCGCCGGTGTTTCCCGTGATCCTGCAATCCTCAATGTCAGCGCAGGCGGAATTGACGCCCTTACCTGTGTTATCGTGGATGTAACAATGGATGAGCTTGTTCGGCGCAGCGGTGGCCGATGTAGCATCAAATGCGTTAGAAGCGCAATGGGCAAACTCACAGCTTTCACAGTAGACCGCTCCCGCTGCCGTACCAACGACAGCTTTATTGAAGTTATTGGTTGCATCCCTGACCTTGACGTTTCTCAACTTCATGGTCGAGGTAGTTCCGATACCAAACGCGGTGGCAAGGGTTTTGGTTCCACTGGAGTTCTTCATCTCAAAATCATGGAACACAACGCCGACCGATGTTGCCTGGGTAGCAAACCCGGTATTGTTGTTGCTGAAAGTGATGATCGGCATTACCGCCGCACCGACCTTGCCGCCGATTGAGACATTTCCCGCGCTGGTTCCGTTCTTTTGGATTGTGATGGTTGCGGCGGGGGCTTCTGTATGGCCAGATTGAAACTCAATCGCCCATCCCGGTTGCATATCTGCTCCAGCACCATTCGCTACCAGCTTCACCGAGTTTGTTGAGTTGAGGGTCGCCAGTGATCCGCCGATGGCCCAGGTGATCCCAGAATTTCCAGTTTCAGCAGTTAGCGACTGTGTAGTGGTGACAATCTTAGTCACATTGTCCACGGTCGCCACTTGGGCAAAAGTCGCTCCTGCATTTACACTGACGATGCGCAACACCGCCGTTCCATCTACGGCAACCCCGGACAGGTCTGGAGCATCGCCGCTCAAATCCCACGTCACGCTGTCGGCAGCACCGCTGTTGTCAGCATGGGTTCCATGCTGCGATGTCGTCGGACCCGCGCCGCTACAAGTAGTGTCGGAAGCTCCAACAGCGGTGGAGTCAATTTTTATAACAGGCAATGCCATAATTCACCTCACCGTCACGCCCGCCGGCACACCGCCGACCGGATTCCCGCTGCCGTCCACGACATGCTCAAACACAACGTCAGTCCCCGTCCAGCCCGAGGCGGCGCGGACCTGAGACGGAGCATTAAGGACGGCGTTCTTGACATAGAAATTGGTCAAGGTCGTGCCGAGCCCGAGCATGTTGCCGACCCCGTTGGATTGCAGATTGACGTTGACGATCGCCCAATCCCGCGCGCCGGTATCTTCTGGTGAAATCCCCTGCGCCATGTCCAGAGCTGTACCAGTCAGGCCGTAGATGATGACGCCGGTTTTGTGATTGTTCCATTGGCCAACGTCGGGGTGCATCCCCGAGTTTGGAACTCCGAGGCTGCTGATCGTGCAGTTGATGCTGGTCTGGTTGTTGGAGATCGCGTCGGAGCCGAGCTTGGTGATTGTCACGTTGCGAGCCAACAGCCCGTTCAGCCAGCCGTTCGCCGAGTTTGTAATCGTGGTATCGGTCGCACAGGCCGTCTGCACCATTCCATCGCCGCTCGTCCAGGGCTGGCCGGGCGTCCCGCCTGATCGGGCATCGGTCCAGCCGGTGAATCCGGTCGTGTCGGTCAGAGGGTCGGCATGGTCGAGGGTGCAATGGTCGATCCAGAGGAAGCGAGGATCGGATGCGGAGATGTTGGGGATACCCACCGACATCTTGCACCCGACGATCTTGATGTGGTGCGGGGATGCGCCGTTCCAGCCGTTTATCGTCACCGAAGCGCCCGAGGCCGCGGCGAAAATGACGTAGGTTGCCTTGGTGTCCAAACCGCCTGCGTCGAGCGTCCAGTTGCCCGAACTGAGGAGAACTGTCACGCCGTCGCCGAATCCGAATTGCGTCTTTGCCGCTTGGCAGGCCGATGCCGTGCTCGTGCCGCTGGCCGTAATCGAATGCGTGACGACGCCAGTTGAGAACTGGTAGGTCGGCAGGGTCTTCGGCTTGCCGATGACCGGGAACGCCGTTGCCGCAAGTGTATGCGTACCCGCGGCCAGCGCTGGGCAGGCCATGTGGAACAGCGGTAGCGGGCAGACTGCGGCGTTGACCGTCATTGCCGTCGCCGAGCCGATGACATTGTTGTCCACCTTGAACTGAACGCTGCCGACGCCTGCAGTGCCGACTTGGAACGCGGCCACGCTGAACACGGTCGGGTCTGCCATGAATGGGGGCATGGCCCAATCAGCAACGGCGGGCTCATTGGCAACGCCTGGGGGGTTTGCGCCGCCGGATGGGGGCGGCGTGACGGTGCTGGATGTAAAGCTCAACGGGAACAAGGCGACAAGATGCTGAGGCGTACCAAGCCCATACTCAAAGCTCGCATTGCTCGTGCTCGACGGCGCTGTCGCCCAGTTGTTGTTTGGAGTGAACGTCGCTGTCACTTTTCCGGGTCCGCTTGGAGTGCCGGTATCAGCCGGGAAAAAGTTGTCATGCTCCGTGATGGTCAACGTG